TACCTGCCTCCATCATATCGAGCCAGATAGTGGGCAAGCATTCGTAACTCAATCCCTGCGAGATCAGCACCAACCATGCAAAGGCCAGGGCTAGCGATGAATAGCTTTCTAAAGTTAAGATCACTAGGTACCTGTGCAAGGTTTGGATTACGGTGAGCACAACGGTGCGTGTTAGTAGCTACTGAACAGTGGTGGTGAATGCGGCTACCCTTGACTAGCTTAAGCCATGCGTTCTTACCCTCAGACAACATACCCAGTTGTTTGGTAAGCTCTAGGCAGCGGAAGAACTGTAATGCTTCCTCTGTACCTATGTCTTTGAGAACAGTTTCATCAATGGCAGTCTTGCCACTTGCTGTCTCTTTGTCAGGCTTCCAACCGTGTAGGTTCTGCATTACCCAGGCGATGTGATCACGACTGGTAGGGCTGAACTCCTTCAGCTTAGTTACTGTAGCACCGCCTACATATCCTGTGGTTCTGTTAGATCTCTTCGGAGTAAATTCGCGTCCTGCAACGTAAGGGTACCGCTTTTGTAATACACGATTAAGGCCATCAAGCTCGGAATAGAGAGCTTGTGCAAGTTCCCGTGCAGCAGCTTCGTTAAAGTACCATCCATGTAGCTCTTGTTCGGAGAGGATAGTTGCGACATCTAGTTCTAGTTGGATGAAGTCAGGTATTTTTGGAAGTGATCCCATAGTTTAGTTGTTACTTGTACGTCTTGGATACAGTAGTCCTGCATCTCTTGTGACCACTCCTTCCAATCAGCATCCTTGCCAAACTCACCCTTATATACACCCAATCTGTAGCCGTAGGACTCTAGTGAGTGGCGACCTTGTAGCTTGAGTGGCATATTACCCAACTTACGCTTCTGGTCTGTCTTCAGCATATCAGCGTGGTAAATACGAGATAGCACCAAAGTATCCACAGTAACAGCACTGGTACTGAACCATGGAAAAAACTTGCGGATAACAGGAAGATCGTACCCAATAATGTTGTGACCAATAAGACAACAGGCATCCTCAAGAAGTTGAATGCCCTTTGTAATTGGCTCCGCACTTCCTGTATCGTTGAAGACAAGAGTCTGCTTAGAGTCAAGATCGTAGACGCCAATACAGTGGATCTTGGTAACATCATCGTAGAGACCGTCTGTTTCTAGGTCAAAGACAAGGTTCACTTACCAACCCATTTGTAGGTCTTGTCGACGAACTGAGCACGCTTGATAGCAGCAGCAGTGGGAGGATTGGGGGGCTTGGGTTTAGAAGTCGGTTGTTGCGTCGAACTCATTAGCTTCTGTCTCAGTAAATTTACAAGTATCTAGGTCGTAGCTCAGTTGACAAGCTACACCTACTTCTCCACTATAACGGTTTTTGAGGACTCGCACAGTCGTTGAAGAGCCTCCTCGATCCGCCTGCTGGTTCCGTTCAAGCGCAATAACTCCATCTGACAATTGAGCAATAGCTGCCGAACCTCGAAGTTGTCCAAGGGTAACTCGGGCGCCTTCTTCATGGTTTGTGTCATTGGATGTGCGTCGTAGGTGTGAAACAAGGAACATAGCAATACCAGTACGCTCAACAAGTGAACGTAACTTGGTCATGGTAACATCGATCATCCGTCGCTCATCACCATCCAATCCTGACATAAGGATTGACAAGTGATCAAGGAAGATGACCTTAGTATCTAGCCCGCAAGCAAGGTACTCAATTCGATTGTAGATGACATCCGGGTCGAAAGAGCCGAAGCCATCAAAAAGAAACAGGTTCCACTTAGCAAGACTGTGAGAATAAGCTTCGGAGAGGGTAGTTCGGTCATGATTACCAAGGTGAAGTGACTTACCAACAGCAGCAGACATCAGTCCCAAGGCGGTTCTACGGTTACTTTCTTCAAGTGCCAAGTACCCAACTCGTTCTCCGTTGTTAAGAAGGTGAGTTGCGAGTTCACGACAGAAGCTGGATTTACCAATACCTGAGCCTGCAGTAATTGTGATAAGCTCTCCAGCCCGAATCCCGTGTAGCTTCTGCTGTAGTCCAGTGAATGGGTACTCATGATCACAAGGTGGGTTAGGTGTGGTTACTAGTTCAAGTAGACTCTTACCATCTACAATTCCATCTGGACGATACGGTTTTGCATCCCAAATCGCTCGACGAATTGCTTCAGAGTCATTGACCTGTAAAGCGTCTGACGCATCCTTGTAGTCCTCAAGTCTTGCGATCTTTGTCTTGCCAGGTGGTAGGACCCCTGCTGCTTCCTCCGCCGCCTTACGGCCTGCCTCGTCATTGTCGAAGAACAGGACAATCTCCTCGTAACCCTGCAGCCATTGGAGAGCCCGTTGTACCGATTTCCTTGCCGCTGCGGCACCGCTAGGTAGAGATACCATCGGCCACCCCGGCATAGCCTCACTACATGAAGCTGCATCGAGTTCTCCCTCAGTGATAACGACTCGTTTTCCAGTGGAGGGAAACAAATGTTGTCCAAAGAGTGTTCCAGGTACGTCTCCCTCATAAGTGAACAGTTTGCTTTTGGTCTTTACCTTACACCCTTTAACGACTCCAGCATCGTCGAAATAATAGAAACGTAGAACGTCTCCGTCTTTGTAGATCCGGTATTGTTGGCATACCTTTTCTGATATGTTCCGTTTTTGCAGCCGCTCGGCTGAACCTCGGAGTTGGACATTGGTGGTCATCTTGTGATTGTGAACATCGCCATCACCATGGGTGTAGGCGTTACATGAGAAACAAAAAGTGTGGCCATCTGAGTACAGGCTAGCTGCATCAGATGACCCACAGGTATCACACGGTAAGTGTCTTACGAACTCGCTGTCGGATTGCTGCATATGCTCGGGCTTGTGCATCGTGATGTTCAAACCATTCATCGATGGCGAGATAGAAACCTTTGATCAAATTATCTGTAGTAGCAGGATCAGTTGCATCTACATCAGCAAGGAAGTCAGCAAACGCATCAGCGTAGTACTCAGCAGTTCCGTAAGTCAATTGCATCACTGATAGGAGTTTTGGACGAGTTGTTCGTAGGCATCGAGTGCATCCTCAAACCCTTCAATAATATCGTTGGGTGAGGACGATTTAGCAAGAGCTACAATGAGCCCTGATGCCAAGTCTTTAATCAGTTCTAAGTCAGCCATGAAAGCGGTATCGAGTGGAATGAACAGTAGAGGAAACCATGCTTCTCACACCATTTGGCGTAAGTAGTCTTGCTTCCCTTGTAGATTTTATTGTGGGGTGCTTGGAATACGAATCGAATATCAAGGTCAGGATGTAAAGCCTTAACGGCCTTCATCTTACGACGATCTTCCTCAGTCAGTTGCCCCTTCGTCTCTAGATAAATACCGTTGGGAAGGAGGAAGTCTGGCGTGTAATTGCAGTGTAGTACGTAAGGTACCTTAGTTGACTCGTACTCGTACTTAACACCCAGGTTGGTGAGAAGATCAGCGACCTTCTCTTCAAGTCCTGAGCGAAAAGCCATCAGAAGTCGTCTTCCTCTACGGTATCATCAACGACACCAGCTTCAGTACTAGATGCCTTGAAGCCAGTTGTCTGACCAAACAGTGCAGCTACCTCAGTGTCACCCAGTTCGGTGCGATCAATGCCAGCACCACCGCCAAGCTCAACGACTTGCACACCGACAAGCTTAAGGCTGGTGCCGTAGGTGACGCCATCCTTGAGGATGTAGGGCTTCTGTTTGAAAGCAAGTTTAACTTTGCTGCCACTGTATACGGGCAGATCAAGGTTGGTAATGGGTGTACCTTCGGTATCTACAACGGGCGGGCGGTTCTCTTCATTCCAGGAGAACTTAGTCTTATACTTACCTTCGGATACCTCTTCCCAGGGCTCAGGCTTGAGCACACTACGCTTGGGGTTCTTCAGTTTAGACTCAGCCCACTTAAGGGTTTCCTTGCGGTCATCCTCCAGTACTTCGATGAGCTGTGAGTCCAGGAGAGCGGACAGCGAATAGCCAAACTTGGAGGGTTTAAGTACAGCTTGATAGCCTTCAAGGACAACAGGCTGTTGGGTAACGTGGATGGATTGTGTCATGTCAGCAGAAAAAGTAGGTGGATTCGATCACGGTCTCTGGTTCTAGATCACCAATGATCGGTGGTTCGGACTCTGCACCAATCTGTCGGGCAAAGTCTCGCAGGTAGTCATGCTCTGCAAAGAGATGCATGTATGTCTCTCGTACAATGGCGGACAAGGTAGACATGTCCGTTGCACGACAAAGCACAGAATCGTGAATGAGAGCAATAGGTGCGTCGAAACGTAGGGCACTCAAGTGTAACAGGCTAGCATCGAGTGAATGGATAAGATTTGGAGCAGTTGCATTCTTGTGATGCTTGAGGTCAACCTCATCGGTCTCCCCCACTGCAACGCTCATCTTACAACGACCCAGTAGCTGTAGCTCCATTGATTGGAACTGCTTCTTGTTAAGCTTCTGGTACACGACAAATCCAGACGGGGTCTCCCATTCTAGGTGACGTACACCACGCTTTACAGCAGCTGCTACCTCTGTCTCAATCCACTTCATCACAGCCATGGGGCCAGGTACGACCACATCCATAGCTGAGCGGATAGCCTTAACAACTTGGCTTAACTCATCCTTATCAAGCTCAATGCCATCATCTAGGAATGCTTCCTTGATGTAACCCCTATTGGAGTAGGGCTTAGCATTGTAAGGGATGGTCATCACGCATCGCTTGGTCTTTTTCCTATCAAGGTGTGGACGTAAGCGTTCAGGCACTGAAGACATGGCGACCTCAGCAACTACCTTGTAGGCATCTTGTGGCTTATCACCAGGAAGGACATTGACTAGCTTAGCTGTGGACTTATCTCGTGCGAGTCCTGCCAAGATTTGGAGGCCACTACAGGTTGCGTCGACAGCTATAGGCAGTGAGGTGAATTGTTTATCAGCAAGGACGACACAATGGTAATACTCATGACAACTTGCTAAGAATTGCCAGGGCTCCTCTGCGACCTCCCACTCAGGTAAACAATCAATGGGATCAGTAGCGATTCGACTGATGAGTGTGATGTTGCTATGCACCCACTCTAGCCTATCAGACATCGTAGCTTTATCTAACCCATAACAGGTTGCTACATGGAATGCTAACCACGACTCAGCTTCAGGAGTCATATACGACCCATCAGCAAAGAGTAATAGCGACTTACCGAAGTCAGTGTCTTGTGGTGTGAGGAATGCAGGGATTGGATAAGCTCTCCCTCTGTAGTCAAATGACCATGGACAGAAGAACCTATCCCTGTTCTTAAACCTACGAGCAGCCTCCATAGTCATCCTAGTACGACAGGATTTCTTAGGCTCTTGTGCTTGCACATTCCTAACCTCTGCTGCCCTTCTTCTATAGTCCTTCCTACTGTCGTAGTTAGTGTCTATATCAGCAGGTTTAGCAGGTAGTGGGTGATGTACAATTGGGAGGAACTTACCAACTGAACGTTCTAACTCACTCAGTTGTTCAGCAACTTCATATGTGAAACTGTTGATACGGTATGCTACCTTCTGAATCTTGTTCAGAAAGTTCAGTGGTATCTCCCCCTGTATACGGGTGGGGTCTCCCCTACGGACTAGGTCATTGCCTCGCATTACCTCATTGAGAAGGTAACCACCAGCACGCTCATTCGTCCAGTCGTTAGGTTCGATAAGCATGGGCCAGGCAAGCGGAGCAAATAGCTCTGCATCGGACATTACCTTGTCCTTGATAGCGAGGAACTCAGGTGTAGGTACTACGAACGTCATCG